GATGTTGAGTTCCCATTTATTGTCCCAACATTCGTGCCCATAGTTTTGTAGTTGTGGCTACTCCCAAGAATGGTAAGTGACACATCTGTGTCTGCTGCAATATCTCCTGTGAAATATACACAAGCCCCAAGACTTGGATTATCTGCATATCCAGTGTTTGGAAGAACAGGGAATAACCCGATGTTTCCACCATATGATGCTGCTCCTGAATATGGGCAAAGACAGCAAATATTCCCATTTGAAGGAAAGACTGGATACCCCGTCCCTTTCTTTGGAAAGTATTGCTGATAGTTTGCTGATGACTGTGCCCATAACACATTGGCACCATTAGAGTTATTTGTGCCATTTGCATTCTTGGTTCTCTCTATAGAGAATATCAGTATATATGATGTGTTGAAGAACATCACAAAGTTTATTCTATCAGATGCTCCACTAACATAGCAAGTATATGATGTAGTTGATGATGAAGACAAACGGATATCAATTCCAGAAGAAGTCTCCCCTACAAGGTTTCCTGCCCCATCAGATGCTCTACCTATCGTTATATGAATACCAGGATTATTTGCTGATGATGCACCAGACCCATACTCAATCTTAACAACTACTGGATTTGGAGACTGCATAGCATCAGAGAATGCACGTATCTCATATCCCATCATTTGATATGTAGATGAAGGAGCAGAAACTGTTGCCCAATCAATCTGACCAGTATCAGCAGTTTTTGAGAAGCCAACTGCAGTCAAAGCATCTGAGAGCTTCTTTCCCCAGTCTCTAAAGTATGTATCATTGCTACAAGATGGAGCACAAGAAAAGGATTGTGTCGACATCACTCAAACCTCATTGCAACACAGATAGTTGATGCACCATTTCCATTTACAGCGCCTGCTCTAACTTGGCACATTATGAAATCATAGTTAGCACCAAATATAGAAACAGTTAGAACAGAGCCTGTAGACCCTATACTAGCTGTATCATACACAATTGCTGCAAGATTTGGGTTTGCAACATATCCTTTATTTGTGCACACAGGAAATACACCAAGATTTCCTGCATATGAATACCCTCCAGAATATGGAGCAAGACACGGTATCATGCTACCTGACACAGCTAGTGGATATTGCATTCCTCTTTTTGGAAAAAGTATGTGATAGAATGATGACGATGAATAAGAGAGTCCGAGATCAACTCCCTCATCAGTATCCTCTCCACTATCATTCTTTACTCGCGCCAAATAAAAACCAAAACAGTATGTTGTAGTATCTGCAAACATAGCTGCAGAAACTCTATTGTCTGCTGCACTTACAAAACAAGGTTGTAAAGAAGTCCCTTGTGATCCTCTATAGCACTGAAATACACTTGTTGTATCCCCTATAAAGTTCCCTGCTCCATCTGTTTCTCTACCGAGTGTTATCTGGATACCAGGATATGTTGCAGAGCTTGCAGAGCCATACTCAATCTTCATTATTACAGGGTTAGAAAGTTGTAGAGTATCAGATAATGCTCGTATCTCATACCCCATCATCTGAAATGTTGATGATGGCTTAGAAGCTGATGCCAAATCTACCTGACCAGTATCAGCAGTTTTGGTAAAGCCGACTGTTGTAAGAGCATCTGATAACCCTTTTGCCCAAAGACGAAAGTTGTCATCAGTGCTATTGTTCGATGCTGCCCAAAACATTGTCTTTGCCATATTATGCCTCTAACTGGATGTATGTTGTGGTAACAACTACTGTCCCTGTATTTTCATCAAGATTCTTGACAGTTATACAAATATCATTCGGTTGCCCTGCATCAAGACTGAAGACCAATGCAGCAGGATTCAGGTCTAGTGTCAGATTTGATGCTTCTGTTATAACTTCAAGGAGAACACCGTGCTCGCCAGTTGGGTCAACAGTTTGGCTTCGAGAAGCATCTGCAGATTGGTGAGCAGAAGTTGAGTAGAATCGAACCCACGCCGCTCTATTAGTTTGTATTCTTATTACAGAGCAGCATTTACCAAGAGCAAGAGTCTTGCTTGAATCAGTAGCTTGTGGAGCTAGAGAGTCTGTCTCTACATAAGTAGTTGTCCTACTTTGGAGACCTGATCCACTACCTCCCCCTGCCTCTCCTGGTAGCCAAGTTCCTGTAGACTCATCATACAAGAGAGCGTCGCCGTCAGATACTCCTGATGTGTTCACATCACCGAGATCATTGACATTTATTGGCGGCCCATCTCCTGCTGCCCCAGAATGCTTGTGTCCAGTTGATGCATCAAAAGGCAAGCCTTCTATCTGGGTTTTGCGTATTCTAGTATCAGCCATTATGAACCTACCCAACTGGTTGTATATTCCACAATAAAGCGATCATCTGCTATTCCTGCTACTAGAATAGATGACCCAGATATTGTGAAATCATATGATGCACCTTCTGTAAGCCTAAGACCATTCTTCCAAACCTTAGCACTATCAATAGGGTGTGGAAGATTTATCTGCGTTATATCTCCAATCGGGATATATTGCACTGTATACCAAGGCTTAACCAGAGAAAGCTGTGTTTCAAGACTTTGAACATAAGGTATGAAGACAAGAAGGAACTCATCAAGATTGTCAAAACGCTCAGAGCCAGTTGGATACTCTATCCCTGAAGTTGGTGGATCAGTATAGTAATCATATCCTATCTCTGATTCACCAGAGTTGAAGTCAGAAGCTGGAGCTAAATCAGGATTGTCTGAAATCTGTGTTATGACAATTTGGTCACGAGCCGCTTTGTTAAGCGTCTCTTTGATTCCCTCTATTCCTGCTCTCCTTAGCTGCTTACCAACTTGAGTGCCAATAGCATCATGGAGCGTTATTCTTGGTCTTCCAATGACTCCCATGTCTATCCTCTATATGGAACTAATCTAGTTTCGACTTCCCCGCCACGCTTATGACTTATCTCCTCGATAACATAG